TATTTTTTGTAACAAAAAAATCACAATCAAATTAATGACTGTGATTTTCTTTTAAATATTATGCTCCTTCTTTTTCTCTATCCATATTTGCTTTTATTCCTAATGTTTCTAATAAATTATGAATGAATAACCTTCCTTTTTGCGTCCATTTTGTATTGGGAACGACTTTTTCAGTTCCATTTTTCTTTTTTACTGTTATTGTTTCGCTTTTTGTATACCCTTTATTCATATGTTCCGCATACAATATCCATTGTCCGCCGACTTTTCTTATAACTCTCTGTTCATTCAACGTTTTATTCAATTCGTATGCACTAAGTCCATAATCGGCTGCAATTTGTGTTATTGTCATTGTGTCTTCACTTGACAATATTGTATCAACATACTCTTTTATCGGTTTATACTCTGCTATTAACTGTTTTTGAATCTGATTTTCTTCTTCCAGATGTTCAAGTTCTCTTTTCACTTTACCGTAATTGATTAACACTTCTCCTAATTTTTCAGGATTGTTTGTTATTGTATCCCAAACATTGTCTGTCATATACATTCCTGTTTTTCTAATTGTCTTTAAAATCTTTTTCACTTCTTTTTTAAAGATTTTTGCATTAGGTTTTGTGCTTTGCATACAGACTTCATAAAATCCATCTTCCGTTAAGAACCACATGTTACGCATTTTTGATGATACGAAAATTTTTCGTATCGTCTTTTCGTCCTCATCAACCGTTTTTAACATATTACTCACATCATAACTTCCATTTGAAGTTTTAGCATAATCAATCCATTCTGCTACATCTTTTGCTAAAAACAATAGATTTTCAAAATCTCCATACACTCTAAACTGTTTTCCCAAAATTTCTCTTTTATCAATTACTTGTAATTCATTTTTCATTCTTTTCCTCCATTATACTATTTTTATGCTGTTTCTTTGCCTGAATCCTTTTGGATTTGGCTTGTCATTCTGCTCATTATTTTGTCCAATTCTTTCTGTATTCCGTGAACCTGTTCAACCAAATTAGCATACCCAACTCTGAATATTTCTTTTGATTCAAAGCTGTCGAATATTCCATATTCTAAAGCTATCATTAGACTTCTTACGCTTTCTAATTTGATTTTTACATCTTCCACTTCTGTAAATGAGATTTTTTCCATAAAATTTTCCTCCTAAAATATTTGTTTTTTAAGAGAATATATAGTATAATAGTATTGTCTAGATACATTATACTATATGTCCTCTTTTTCGTTACGAGAAAGGGGACTTTTTATTTTGCTTTTCTTATGATAATTTCCTTTTTTTCTTTATTGTATTCTAATTCCACCTCTCTTTCTTCTTGAGTTACTTGCATATCTTCTAATATTTTTTTAGGCACTGATAACTTTGTATTTACATTTCCTGTACCCGTTTTTCCAAAAGATATTTTTAAAATTCTTTTATCCATGTTCTCCTCCTGTTTCGTAACGAAAATATTATATAACAATCGTTCCGAAAAGTCAAGAACTTTTTTTTAAAATTTAGTAAGTTTGATAAGAAGATATTATCTTGCTATAAATTTCTTCCATTTTTTCGGGCGAAATTCCATTTTTAACAGCTGTACGTATTTCAGCTTCTTTTTCTAATTCTTTCTTTTCTTTTTCTGTCATATCAGGTTTTAATAATTTTGAAGTTTTTAAAAGCATAACATATTCGATATAAATATCTTTTTCTTTGTCTGTCGGTATTTCACTTTTTGCTCCAAAATTACTTTCTGTAACTCCGTCTTTTTTATTATAAATCAACATACCATGAGTTGCCCCGCTATCTAACTTCCAAAATTTTTTATCTCCATAAGCAAAAACGTATAATATGTCATAATCTTTTATATGATCCTTTGCTGCTTTAATCATAACTTCTTTTAGCGTTGGCTCGTTTATATTATCTTTAACTAATATAGCCAAATAACCTCTTTTACCATTTTCATTTTCACCATCTAGTTGATTTTTTAACACTTCATATTTCAACTCATCTTGAGAAACTTTATTTTCTTCCTCTTCACAAAATATGCCTAACACACAATTATTTTCTTTTTTCTTAGCCGATTCAGCTTGTCTTTTCTCTTTTTCAGCTTTCTTTTTAGCTTCCTTAGCCTCTTTAGCTTTCTTGTTTAACTCTTCTTCTTTTTTTATTGCATTTTTTGTACTTTCGGGTACTGTCATCCCTACTAAAATCAATGCAAACAAACTACATAGAAACACAATGCAAGTTTTTTTCAATTCTTTCGATAACTTTTTTTTCTTGATTGCGAGAAAAAGTAATTTTATTACCTGAACGATAAAAACTAAAAATAATACTGAAAACAAAATTATAAATATTGTCATAAAATTCCTCCTAAAATTTTTTGTATATTATACACTATTTCTAAGAAGAATTAAAGAATAATTTTAAATATACCATTATCCCAAACTTAAAAAACAAATATTTTAGTTTCACAGTCATTATTCAATTGCCATTGTCCTGTTTTTTGCATAAAAAAATCACAGCTAAATTAATAACTGTGATTCAATTTTCTTTTATTATTTTTGACTTCTCTTTATCATAAAATCAACTTCAGCATTTGCATTTATCGGTATTATTTGTATCTCTGGATTTTTATTCTTATATACTCTAAAGATTTCATCTGCAAATCCTTGACCTATTGTTTTAATACCTTCAAAATCTAAAAATATTACTTTGAATTTATCTGCATTCAGCAATATTCTTTTTGCTTTTGAACGAGATACGAATACTTCGCCTAAATATTCTTTCGCTAAGTGGACAGTTATAGTTGTTCTGTCGAAAATATATTCATCATTTGTATATTTTTCAAATACTTCATGTGCTGTTCTATTAGTATCTTTATTCAAGAAAAACAATACTCTTGTACCTTCAATTTTATCTTCGATTCCAACACTTTCAAAATTATACAATTCATGTCTATTGCCAGTGAAAAATTCTTTATCAAAAGAATTTATAAAAAAATCATCAACTACTTTTGATGTGAAAAATATTCCTTCTCCACTATGGTTTACTGTATCCGAAGTTAGCTTACCTTTTCGTAATTCAAATATTGCTTGATTTTCATTCTCTAAATTGTGGTCTTTTTTTATTTTTTTAAATATTCCAATTCCATTATCCTGTATACAAACAACAATTTCTTTATAATTTTCAGCATATAAAATTGAAATTTTATCACCATTCGAGTGTTCTATAGCATTGTTTAGCATTTCTGTAAAAGTATATACCAAAAGGTCTCTCACATTTTCTTTTTTATCCTTTTCATACTTTGAAATAAAGTCTTCATAAACAACGTCTTCTTCTAAATCTATGTTATCGTATTGTTTAGTCTCATTAATATAGAATTTTAATCTATACTTACTCTTCGACTCTTTTTCAACTATATTTTTATCTATAAATTCTTTTATATATTTAGATACCGTTTGTCTGCTAATAGGATATTTTTCAAGCACTTCTTTAAAAACATTTCCATTTTTATAAATCGTTTCTATGATAAAGTCTTTTATTTCTCCTCTATACTTTTTACTAAAGCTCATACTCTTAACCTCCTAATATAGAAGTATGTAAACTTAAATAAATATTTTAAAATTTTAAGTTTACAATTTAAGTATACATTACTTTTTTGTTAAAGTCAACTACTTTTTATTAATCACAGTTATTATATTTAGTTGTCATTGTCCGTATTTTTCTTGACATTTTTATAAAATATGATACAATTATATTGTAATGATTAATAAGACTTTCAATTAAGCCCTTTTACAGCTAGGGCTTTTTTTATTTGTCTTTCTTTTTATGTTCTATGTATCTTAGTACCCAATGAATAACAATTACAATTAGTACCAAAATATTTAATATCATTTCAAAATTTTTCATTTTATTTTTTCTTCCTTTTTTTAGTTTTTTGTTTTTTATTGTAATATTTTAGAACTTCTAAAATTATTTCTAAAACTAATGTAATGATTTTTATAAAACTTTCTAAATCCATTCTGCTCCTTTCCAATCATTACAATAATTGTATATAATTTTATATTGTCATTGTCCTACAAAACTCTATTTCTTTTTACCAGATTTTTTAGTGCTCTTACTATTTTTCCTATCTCTCACTTTTTTGCCTGTTTTCTTTGTACTTTTCTTGCTTTTTGACTTTTTAGAACCTTTCTTTTTAGCTTTTTCAGCTTCCTTTTTCTTCTGTTCTTCTTTAGTCTGCTGTTTAGCTTTTTCGGTAGCCTTTTCTCTAGCACCTATTTTCATCATTTCCATTTCACAAGTGTAATCCCCATTTACAGTGTGAGTAACTTTATCAATGATGTATTTTCCTTCAAACTCACCCCAACTTTCATCGAGTTCAATAATTCCACCTGCAACATAATCAGTTGAACCATCTACGGTCAATGTTACTTGGCACTCCTGTTTTAAGTTGTCTTTTAAAGTCTTTTTAGCTACTTTTTTGGCAGTACTTTTACCTTTAGTCGTTATCTTTTTTGTCTTTTCTTTTTTGGTTGTTTTAGGTTTAGATTCTGCCTTTTGTTTCAATTTCTCTTTACTGCTCTTAATAGTAGTTTTACTGTTTTTTTTGTTTGTTGCCATTCACATCACTTCTTTTTTTGCTATTTAATTTTTATGAATCAGTTTCTACATTATTTCGTTTTTCTAATTCTTCTTTTGTAATTATTTCCCTAATTATCTTTTTCTTATCTGCATCATAATAACTAACTTCGACTTTGTCATAAATTTCCTTATTTTTCTTCTTTAAAGAAAAACTTCTTATTCTGTAATCGTGTATATTCCACTTTTCTATTGTTTCATTTTCTTCCATCTTTTCGTCATCAAAAATAATTATTTTATCGTCAGATAATTTCATATTAAGTCCTGTTTCCTTCACAACACGATTGATAAATTCCAAGTCTGTTTCTTTGTCTTGATCCAATCTTTTATAAAATTCATCTTCACAGTGTATTTCAGCACTCATTTCATGTTTACTCGCTATTTGAGTGACTAATTCTTTAAGTGTTACATTTTCCCAAGCTCTGCTATTTTTCTGATCCCTTATATTTTGATTCAAGGGCAAGGCAATACATTTTAATGTTACTCTATCATTGTCAAAAGTTGGTTCATCTACATAAAATGTCCCCAATTCCAAAAATTTTCCATCAGATTCGCCCAAATCTTCAAATATTCCAACCACAAGCTGTGCATTTTCATCAGGATACCATTCTTTTAACCATCTATAATCTAAATTCTCCAATTCTATTTCTAAATCGTCAATAGCATTTTTTGAGTTGTCAGTATAAGTGACAGAAGAAATGGAATGTGCTATTTCTTCTGAAATATCCTTTTTGTTGAAAAACACTAAGACCTTTATATTTCTTGCATATCCCATACTTTATCACCTCTTTTATCTTTTTCATCTCTTCCACGGTGGCAACTTATCTATATCCTCATTAGCTCCAGTATCTACAAAATCTGGAATAATAATAGGTATGTTAGAATCGAATATAGCAATATCTATAAGATTCAGATTAGCCCTTATTAAATCGTGGAAATAACCTTCTGTGCCATATACTTTGTACGAAATTAAATCCCAAGTGTCACCATTTTTAGTTCTGTATACTCTCGTTTTTGCCATTATCCGAACGCCACCCTTCTTTTACGGTTTTCTCTGTCTCTCAAAACTCTTTCGACGGCTTGTGCTATCGCATTAGGATTAGAACCATTACCAACCGTTATCGCTATATTAATAGTATCTCCACCAAAATTATTTCCTCCATTATTTTTAGGTTTACTAACTCTTTCTTTAACCTTTCCTATTCTATCGCTAAGAGTGTTTCTCGTTTGGGAATTATTCAAAATTTGAGTTCCTTTTGGTAAATTTAACATCATTTCATGTTCAGCCAGGAATGCAGGTTGTCCTGGAACCTTGATAAGTTCTGCCCCACGCTCTGCTACAGTGGTATACCCACCTTCAAAATAGTTAGTCCCTGTCCAATGCTTTCCAAAACCTAAAACTCCTCCTATATTTGAAGCCAAGTTTTTTAAATTGTTCCACTGGTCTTTAAACCAATTAAACAATCCACTCAATATAGTTTTGGCACCGCCTACAAACGAACTTATACCACCTTTAACTGCATTCCACACTCCACTTACAATTCCAGGAATTTCATTCCATTTTCCAGTAAAAAAAGCAACAAATAATTGAAAAATTCCTTTCCATATTCCCACCGCAGCTCTAAACGCTCCTGAAACCATTTGCATTACACCTCTAACTACTGCGATAATAAGTTTAAAAGTATTTCCTAGTGACTTCACAGCTGCTATTGCTACTCTAATTGCAATAATCAATACCACTTTAATAACAGTTCCTATTGCTGAAATAACTGGTTTTAAGCCATTCCATACTGCTCTCATCGTAGGTGCTGAAGAAACCATCAAGCTTTTTACCTGCTGTATTGCTTGACCTAAAGTTTGCTTTAAAACTCTACCTAATTCTTTCACATGAGGTGCAATTTGCTTCATTGCATTATTCACACCGTTTCTAAACCAAGTCGACTTTTTATATAAAATTACAAAAATGGCAACTAATCCAACTAATGCACCAACTATCACTCCTACAGGATTTGCTAAAAATGCTCCTTTCAAAGCTATCCCAACCATTTTTATTACATTTATTAATTTTTTAAAAGTAGCTAAAGGATGAGCAAACATTGAAAAAATTTTTAACGAACCTGAAAATCCTTTACCCAGTCCATTAACCGCTAATTTTATGGCATTAAACGGATTTAATGATTTCAATACAATTTTACCTAAACCACCAAAAGATTTTACAGCAATAGAACCCACTCCTTTAAATACACCTCCTAATTTTGCAACTGTCGGAAATGCTTTAGCTATTCCTGCTGTAAATCCCAATCCCTTAACAGCTGATAGTTTCTGAAAAATTGAAACAGTTGAACTTAAAGTTCTGGCAAGAGGTGCTCCAACTTTAATAGCTCCACCTACTCCTAAATTAAACAATGCAAAAGCTCCAACTGCTTTCATAATACCTGCTGCAAGTTGTGGATTTTTTTGCACGAAATCTGCAATACTTTTTACAACTGGCTTTAAACTATTTGTTAAACTCAATAATGATGGTGCCAGAGCAGATCCTAAGTCAATCCCTATATTAACTAAATTGTTTTTTAGCGTATCTAATGCTGTTTTTAAAGTCTTTAATCTATCGGCATACTCCTTATCCACACTTCCTGCTGTTTTTGCTTTATTATGAACATTTTCAAAAGCTCCTCCTAAATCATCTAAATGATTCATCAACTCTGTTATTGGCTCTATGCTCTCTTTACCAAATAAATTTTTCAAAGTTGCACCTTGTAAATATTCAGGAAGTTGTTTTACTTTTGACAATACATTAATTATTGTTTTATCTGCATTAACTTGCATGTCTTTTGCAACTTGCTCGGCACTTAATCCCAAACTTTCAAATGCTTTTTTTTGTGTTTTCGTTGCACTTGTTCCAGCAATCAGACCTAAAGAAAAGTTTTTCAATCCAGTTGCAGCTATCTCTGAACTTTTTCCACCTGCAATCAAGGTTGCTCCCATTGCCATAACACTTTCTTTAGAAATACCAGCAATTCCACCAAGCCCTGCTACCCTTTGTGATATATCAACTAACTCAGGAGCAGTTACTGCCACACTATTCGCCAAATAATTTATAACATCTGCATATTCCATAACTTCTTTTTGCCCTATGCCAAACTGAGCTCTTGTTTTAGCCAAGAAATTTCCTGCCGCTTGTGTGTCCATATCAAAGGCAACTTTTATTTTTGAAGCATCTTTTGTATATTGCGCTAATTCTCGTGTGTTTATCCCAGCTTGTGCTCCTGCTCCTGCTATTTCAAACAATTCTTTTTGAGATAGTGGGGAATTGTCACTCAAATTCCTCATTGCCTGATAAAATTCTTTTTCTAATTGTTTAGAGCCAAATTCAGCAACTTTTCTCAAATCTGCCTGTGCTTCTTCCAATTCTATTTTTAATTTCAAAGGGAGAACTGTCGCAGCTCCAGCAGCTAAACCTCTAACAGTTGCCCTATCACCAAAACTTTCAACTTTATCTATAGCTTCAAGTCTGTTTTGGTGTTGATTTTGAATATTTTTTAACTGTTTATTTACTTCTAATTCTTTATTTACTTTATGAAGAGTGTCTCTGTAATCTTTTAAACTGTGTCCTTCACTTTCTATAGCCTGTTTTGCATTTGAAAAAGCATTTGTTAATTTTGATTTTTCATTAGCCAATTTATTTACATGCTTTTCAGCATCTTTGACAGTTTTAGCAAATTCCGCATTTCCTTGACCTGTACTATTATATTCCTGTTTCAGTTTTTTAAGAGCTTCAGATGAAGTTTTATACTCAGCATTAACTTTAGTTAGTTTTTCTCTAACTTTATCAAAATTTTCTAATTTTTTAGATGTTTTTGACAAATTTTCTGTATTATCTTTCAAAGTTTTAAAACTTTTCGATAATTCTGAAAGCCCTTTAACAGCACCAGCTACCGAAGCTGCCGCAACTATATTAAGTGTTAAATCTTTTGCCATTTTACCTCCTTCCATCCATTGTATTTTTGATGTTTTCGTTGTATAATTTAATATATAAATATAAAAAGAGGTGTTTGTTATGAAAAAACTATACGATAAATACAAAATTTATATTATAAACTTTTTTAAATATTTAACAAAAGATGAAATTAAACCATACGAAGATAAAATAAAAAATTATTTTAAGAATATTACTGAAAAATCAGCAAAAAAGAATTTTTCTAAAAAAGAAACTAATACAGGACTAAAAATTTTTATAGCTCTTGCTTCATTCCTTATAGCTCTTATATCTTTTCCATTAATTTTTATTTTTGGACCTTTTTGGGTTGCTATCTACCTTTCGCTAAGTACTTCTATTATGTATGCTTTCTTTTCAAACGATTTAGAGGACTGATGAGTCCTCTTTTTTTATTCACTTTCAGAAATTCTCTTTTCTGAATCTTCTAACAACTTTTCAGCTCTCAAATTCCAATATTCTAATTCATACAATCTGCAATTAATTAAAGTTTCATAACTTACATTTATACTCGTTTTATTTTCATCTGAATAATTTAAAACTTCTACTAAAGTTGTAATACAATCTTGCAAATCCAGTATCTCTTCTACTCTATTGACCCTTAGGTTTCTACTACTTCTGCTTCCTCTATTTCTTCCGAGTCCGTACTTTGTAAAAAACCCCTAACAGCATTTACAATTTTCACGCAATCTCTAGCATTTAATTTCAAGAAATCTCCATATTTAATTCCGCTTGATTCTGAAGCAACTGTTAAATACCATCCATATTCCAACTCTTTTATCATTGAATTTTTATTTCTTGTATAGTATTCTCTTTCGGCTTCAATTAATGTTAAACCTGACATTCCTTCCAAATCTAAATTAATTTCTTTATACTTTTTACTCCCTAAACTGTATTCTTTTGATAATTTTAAAACCATTTTATCCTCCTATTTTATATTAATCCCAGCAATCTTCTAATTTTGCTGTTAGTTTGACCATTTACATTACTTATTCTATTAAACACATCAATATTAGCTATTTCTTTTCCGTCTATTTCCATTTTGTAATAACTTACTGTTAAATCAAAAGAAGCTTCAAGTTTAGATCCTGGTTTTAATTTTGGACCATCGAACTTCTTAATCATTCCCTTAAAAGTAGCATCTATTCCCACAAAAGTAGGAGCATGTGTGAGTTTGTTCATTTTTTGAATAACTCCTTTACACTCAATTAAAAGTTCATTGTTGTTATTAAAATTTAAAAGCGTTTCATCCACACAGTCCATTTTTATTTTCGCTTCAAGTTTTTTATAATGCCCAGTAAGTGCTGCTTCGTATTCTGATACCATCCCAATTTGTTCAATATTAACAGACGAAGTTTCAAGGTTAGGCAATTCTACCTCTCCAACTCCTGCAAGTTTACTCGATCCGTTTATATATATTTCAACATCATTTAATGCCGTTGGTATTTGGTGTTTTCCCATTATTTTACCTCCTTAAATTATTGTTTTAATGCTTGAGCAAATGTCTCCAATGCTTTTACATCATATTTCTTCTTAAATGTCATAGATTTCATTGCTGGTATTACTCCAAGATTAATGGTCCATGTTATATCCCCATTTATTACATTTTCTAATGTATTATCTTCTTCAGATAAAACAGCTTCAGCCGATAAAAAGTGATTAGCCGACACCAAACCTTTAAGCCGAATATTTACAGATTTTGTAACCGTTTCAGCTAATTTTAAAGAGAATTTTTGGTCAACCGAATTAAAATAAGTAATAACCAGTTCATTACCCACATATTTAAACATTCTACGCGTGTATGTAAACTTATCTTTTGGATCTGTTGCTAACGGATTTTTAGCCGTTTCAGACCCCCAACATCTCCAGCCTTTGAAGTTAATCGCAGTAATTGCTCCATTTTTATTCAAAAAATTAGCCTGCTGTTCCTTGTCTAATCTAATTTCTTCAAATACTCCATCTGCATTTTTATAAGCTAATGCATCCATTTTATACGAATAATTAGAAGGAGTTTGAGAGGGTATTCCGTCAAATTCAGAATCGGTTTTCAAAGAAAGTGCTGCATAATGTAATGATGGAAAATAAACATTGTCAGCAAGTTTAATATTTCCATAAAGCACGATTTGATCCTTTGATGTTATATTTTTTCCGTCTTTCCAACTTGGGATTTCATCATATCTTTTATCGCTAGGTGCATTTATCAAAGCTATTGCTTCAAACATTCCTGTATTTATATTACCTGCTTTTGTTTCCATAACTGCAGCAACTTCACTTTCGTGAGAAAAATCTGGAATATCTATAAAAGCAGGTAATTCTGAGAATTTTGAATATACCTCATCTACAAGCTCCAAGCCTGTTCTTCTCATTGTATTTGTGTCATATCCACCTATTGCCTCATTCTTCTTAACTTTTGATAAATCTATCTCATTAAATTCAATATCTATTTTGTTTCCTGATGACGGTGTTGCATAAATTTCTAATCCTTCAGCAGTCCAAATTGTTATAGCATCCGATATTGGCAAACTTGTCGCATTATCTTTTATTACTAAAGTATCTGTGATTATCTTATGATTATTAATTACTGTTTTTCCTGATTTAAGTTCTATAGCCATCATAGTTTTCTTATTATCTGTTTTATGTTTTTCAACATCTAGGATATTCACAATATACAAAGGTGCCACAGCATAAAGTTCAAAAAATATTTTGATAGCTTGCGAAATTGAAAAATCCAAATCATAAGTGTCGCCAAAATATTGAATAGCCTCTTTATAAGTTCCAACTCTTACAACTTCATTTGTTTTTCTATTTTCTTTCTTCAATTTATGAATTGGTGCCATTCCAACAATAAAATGACCGTAATCAAGTGTAACAGGCAAGATTAAATCACTTGCAGTTTCAGATTGGTATGTACCGTGTTTATAAGTCATTTCTATCCTCCCCTTTTATTTGTTCTCTTAATTGATTTGTAATAACGGCGAAAATGCGTTCACTTTTTTCAATTTCTCCAATTGCTTCAATATCAATCAATATTTTTTTTAATAAAGGAAATTTTTCCATTATTTCTTTTATCTTATCGCTCTCAAAGTAAACTACTCCCTTTGAAAAACTAAAATCTTTAAATTCTAAATTGTCACCTAGATACAAATATTGCTTTTTTTCCATATTTACCTCCTTATAATCTATTAGTATAAACTGATGAAATTGCTTCTCCATAAACTGAAAATGATATTCTTGAAAAAAAGTATGGTCTATATTGATCCGAATGGAATGTAACTTTAAACTCTTTAGTTTGGTCTATCACAAACCCTGAACCTTGATTATCAATGTTTAATAATTTATCTTTTACTGGTTTAGTAGTTTCTTCCAATAATTTTTCCATTATTTCATTTGCTAAAGATAAATTTTCTAAATAATCATTTTCACCATTTTCTTTTGTGGCTACCCATATTTCAAACTCAACAGGAGAATCATAGTAATCTATTCCAGCTCTTTCTTGCTTAAATTCAACTATTCTTAATGTAACATAAGGAAAATTCTCTTTATAATTTCCATTTTCCCTGTCCTCAAAACTCTTTTGTGGTAAAAATCCCCTATATACTTTGATTCCTTTATTTGAAAGTTCTTTATCGAGAAATTCAAATATTTTTTCCTCTGTATGTTTTATCATCCCATTAACCTTTCAATTTCATGTTCAAGACGCATGTTTAATTTTTCTTCCATAAATCCTTGCAAATATTCTAATATACTATCCTCACCTAACATCTGTGGAGCAGAAGGTCCCATTAATCTTTCTATTGGTAATCTCTTCTCGCTTTTTCTTTTAAAAGCTCCTAATCTTCCATCAGAATAAGCAATAAAAGCATTTGGTATACTTCCGCCTTCTCCTTTTTTTACTGTTGAATTAACAGTCTTTTTATATTTTCCTCTAGTTTTAGGTGTTAATTTAAAATGATCCAGCCCTATAACACTACCAGTTGAAACTATTCTAGCTGTTAAATTTCCACCAGATGACCGTGTGAATTTAATTGAATCACTCAATTCTCCTTTTTTTATTGTATATTTCGATGTAGCTTGTCTCAGCGCTTCTGTTTTTACCATTTCCATACTTCTATTAATGGCATTAGCAAGAGCGTTTGGCATTTTGCCTTTTAAGTTGCCAAAGTTCGATTCGATAAACCTTAATTGACTTTCATCTATTTTTATCTCGAACATCACATTTCCTCATTTCTAAACAAATCTATCTCAAACATATCCATATCTGATTTACTAGCTGCAACTTCATACTTTACACCATCTATTGTTATACTTTCACCGGTGTGCGGTTGAAGTTTCAGATACGGATAACCTATAAATAAAGTAAATCCGTTCTGAAAAACTCCTTCCTCCGTTGAAATAAGTCCATTTTTCTGTTTATTCTGAAATTTTTCTTCATCAACCACACATATAACTTTTCTTCCATTCAATGTGTGCTCCGTTCCAAATTCGTTACTATTCAGAAATACATTTGCTATATCCGATTTGATTACATCTTTAAATCCCATGAATATCACCTATTTTTTACTTTTGTTATCAGTTTCTTCTGAAGTTCCAATTTTCTTTTCAACTTTATTAGATTTATTTTCTGTAATTTTCTCTATAATACCTCTTTCAATACAATCCTTAGCAACTGTATTTTCAATAATATCAACTTCCTGTCCAGCGTTATATGCTGTTCCGGCATACACCAAAGGACTCAATACCCTGTACTCCATGTCAACCTCCTATTTAACTTTCAATATTTTTATAGCTTCAATATCATAAACAACAGGAAGTGGTCTTGACTCAGTTCTGATTTCTACAGTATTTGATTTTGAATCTTCATCTGTAAATACTGAACGCTCTGCTACAATAATTCCTTGTTTTACATCTGCTGCTGGTCCATAAATAATTGTATTATTACTTGGCGCCAATAACACTTTTCCTTCAGGAATAAGCGGTTTATTGTCGTATGTTTTCCCATCAGCTTTTAATACAGAGTGTTGCGACTGGTAGGAATAAATAGGAAGTCCAAATGGTGCAAGAGTTCCAATATAGATTGCTCCACTTGCAATTTCTCTAGGATTAATTTCTCCCATGTGATAATTTCTTACATCTAATAATTTTTGAACTTTTTCATTTTCTACAAATAATTTTGCAGTCACTGGGTCCATTAAAATTTGCTCAGGTCTTAAACCTGTGCTTTCTCCTATTTTTGTTATTGCCGCTTGTAAATCTCCGATTATATCGGCATTAGGTTGAGTCCATAAAACAGCTGGTGTAATTTCTTCAACTGTTCCAAAATTAATTTCCCCTTCTATTCCTTCACCTTTTACAACCACTTTTCCATTAAACAACGCTTCAGTACACATTATTTCTTCTCTTCTTGTAATTTGTTCCTCAAATTCCGCAAAAGATTCTGCAAGTAAGTCCGCTTTTCGTTCTTCAGGGCTTTTTCCGCCATAAATTGTTTCCCCTGCTGTCTTGTTAAAAAACAACTCAAAAGCCGAAAAAGTTCTTTTTGGTGCTACTTTTGGAGCTTGAAAAAATTTACTTTCATAAGTGTTCTTTACCATTTCTGTTCCTGGAATAAATTCAGATACATAAGGAGCTACAAGCTGTCTTCCTTTTCTAAATTCTATTTCCATTTTTTGATTTTCTGATGTTTTCCTGTTTTTAAAATAACTGTCTTTTATAAATGATTTTGGTCTAATCACATTCTGGTCATACAACCCAATAAATTCTATTACTGCTGGCATTATTCCTTACCTCCTAATCCTTTTATTACAATACCTTTATCTCTAGCTGCTTTTGTAAAATCTGCTTTTTGTGTACCTGCTTTCACATTTAATCCCTCAAAAATGAACTCTCCTGAAATAGCTACAGTTGTTTTAGTTTTCACGGTTGTTCCGTCAGCATTTTCCATAACTATTCCAAATAAATCAGTTCCGTCTGAAAGTTCGGCAGTTACATTTACAGCATCACCTCTTTTTACACTTTTACCTTGCGGCACTTCAAATTCCATATATCTGTGTCCTGTACCGCTCAAAAATTGTTCACTGGCATATTCATTGCCTTTTGTTACAAAATCCATTTATTTTCCCTCCTCTGTTTTTTTATTCATTCTAGAAAAAATATTCATAATATCAATTCCCATAAACTGTTTTTCTTCTTTTTTATCAGGCGTTGTCCCGTCATTTGCAGCTGGTGGTATAAAATTATCTTGACTTTCGTTTTTAATATTTTGCAACTTTTGAGCTTTTTCTTCTTTTTGCTTTTTCAAAATATTAATAGCCAACTCACTGGCTGACATAGGATTTACATATTTTGCATTTTCTATTAAGTCAGAATAATTATTGACCCCTATATCATCAATAGCTTTTATTCTTTCCCTTTCTTCCTCTTTTCCAATCTTTTTTCCCTCATTTAATACATAATCATACAAATCAGGAAATTGGTTTTTTAACTCATCTAAAGTCATTTTTACCTCCTTAGTATTTTTTTTATTATCAATAACTATATCTTTTACTTTTTTAAAATTTTTAAATTTTGAAATATCAAAAGCTATGTTATTTATAATTAATTTATTTTCTACAAATTCTTTACCTACTTCTTCATCCACAATTTCATCAATAAATCCATATTCCTTAGCTGTTTCTGCGTCCATCCAAGTTTCATTATCCATTAGTTCAGATAAAGTTTTCTTGTCCGCTTTTGTTTTGCCCAAATATGTTTCAATAATACTGTTTTTAACCTTATCAAGCATTTCAACAGTTTTCTGCATTTCTTGATTATTCCCATAAGCAAAAGTAATTGGATTGTGAATCATAAATAAAGCATTTTTAGGCATTCTTACAGTATCACAAGCACTTGTTATAATGGTTGCAGCACTCGCTGCCAATCCATCAATATTTGCCATCACTTTAGCTTTGTGATTTTTAAGAGTATTTGCTATTGCCACAGCACTAAATACACTCCCACCTGGACTATTTATGTGTAAAGTAATTTTTTCCACATCTCCAAGGTTTTCTATATCTTGTTTAAATACCTTATCGGATATATCGTCCCAATACTCATCGCTTCCTATGCTCCCATAAAGTATAAGTTCCGCCGTTTTTTCTTCCTCATTCTTCACTAGATTCCAAAATTTTAGTTGTTTCGGCATTTATTACCACTCCTTTCTCTTTTAATAATTTATTTTCTTTTGCTAAAATTCTTACATTTTGTTCAAAATCTCCACCATTTAGCTCTGCCGTTTCTCTAGTTCTAGTTGATAATCCATTATTAATTCTTATAACAGCAGCATTAGCCTCTTTTAATGGGTCAATTTGCCCTTGCGAAGGTCCATTCCATTGTGAACCGCACCAAGCTTTATCTATAAGAAAATCAGTTCCGTAATTTTTAAGTTCTACTCTCCCTAATAAATACGCTTCATTTAGCCATTCTTCATAAATTGGTTGAGTAAAGTTTTCAGAAAACCATTCTCGTCTCTTTCTAAACATTTTCCATGCTTCTAAAAGTGCTGCACGGCTTGCTGAATAACTTGCCGTAAAATGCTTAATCAAAAGTTCATACGGAACTTCTAGGGCACTTCCTATTTGTCTTAAAATACTTGTCACAAACGGGTCAAATTGTGCATTTGGTCTTCCTGGATTAGTAGCTTTTGCTTTTTCTCCTGGATTAAGTGAAGCAATCATTCCTGGCGCAAGTTCTATAGTTGTTTCATCTTCTGAATCTACCAACAAATCATTTTCAACCGCTTCAAGCTCTCCAACATCAGCCCCGCTTGGACTATCAGCTTCACTTTCAATAAAAATTGCATACAATCCACTTATAACAGCAGCCATTAATTCTGCTTCAGTATAATTTCCAAGCTGTTTTAAATTTTCGATAACTGGTGACAATATTGGAATACCCCTTACCTGCTCAGGTCTTTCAGTAAAAAGAAGATGAATTATGTTTTTTTGATTCTCACTCCCATAAACTTTAATAAATTTTTCTGTTACCGCACCAGTCGCATCCAACGGATGTTCAGATGAAACATAATACCCTTCAACCCTACCGTTTTTATCTATTTTTACTCCTTCAACTACACTTTTATCCGAAAGCATATTGTTAGGCGTATAAATTCTATCAGGTTCTAAAATTTCCAATTTCAAACTATATGGATTTTTAGGCGTTTCAAAATAATTTAATTTTATAAAGCACTCTCCATTTAGTAGCACTGTCAAAAACACAAGTTCTTGAACTTGATAAAAATTCATAGTTCCTAAATTATCAATCTTATCTTTCGACCAAAGTTCAAATTCTTTTTCAATCAATTCTTCTACCTTAGCCGCTTCATCATCACTTATCCCTATTGTTTCACTATCAATAGCCGCTTTTAATTTCAATCCACTTCCCACAACATTTGTATTAATGGTTTTTAATGCTCCAGTTGCAACGGAAGTTCCCATATATAAATCTCTTGAACGCTCAATTAATTTCTTGCGATTTTTATAAATATCTTTTTTAACACCACCCGCAGTACTTTGCCAACCTATCATTGCTTTTTTAGTAGTTGAAGCTCCATGATTAGAATATCCAGTATTTAAAATTTCCAGTTTTCTTCTTGCTTTAAACCGTTCTACTCCTTTTTGTGGATTAAATACTGCCACTAAATTGTCAATAAAATTCATAGCACACCTCCTTTTCTAACCTTAAAGATTTCTAGGAACTCCTCTTCTTACTCTTCTTTTTCCAATACTATTTAATTTTTGCAATTCATTTTCCCAATAAGCTCTCCCTTTTCTTATTTCGTCTATCCCCATTCGAGTAAGTTCTCTTGTCCCGATTTTATAACTTTTCCCTGTTAAAGCTGCTCGTTCAGCTTTACCATATTCAACTATCATTTCCAAAATATATTCCCTTGAATAATTTGATTTTCCCATTTATTTAATTCCTTTCGACAATATTTTTCTCCTTTTACTAACTCTCTGCGTTCTTAATCCGTTTAATAAATCAGTTGAATATCTAATATTCAAATCTGGATTAGCAATTCTCAATGCCGCCTGTGCATAATTCCGAATGTCCAAAGGCTCATTTCTTTTGTCTCCGATTGTTTTCCACTCGATTTTAGCCTGTCCTTTGCTGAATGTAACAACTTTTATTTCAGAAGTAAGCCCTTTAAAATAAATTTCGTCATATCCGCGCTTAGGATTATTTGGATAGTGCATATATTTAGCACCTGGTTCTGCTACTTTAAGATTACTCATTATCGTATCTTTCCCAGTATTAACTCCCAAGACAAACAAGGAAATTCCTCCTTTGTTGTTTTTGCTAGGTCGTGAAATAAGAGGTCTTCCAGCTTCTCCGCTTCCTTTTATACCAAATATATTCAGTTGTTCCCTTGCCTTTACATACCTATAAACATCATCAGTATGATGTCCCCCTGTATCAACACAAGCACAAGCAACCCTTATTTTTTCTCCGTTCTGATAAGAATAATCTTTCAACAAAATTTGGTCTAATTCATTCCAAACATAAGGTAAAGCAGGATTTCCCATAATCACTTTATAATAAATCCCCCAGCTTTCTTCACCTTTAGCCCATCCAACAATTTCGACTTCAAGTCTATTATCTTGAACATCGACACCAGCAGTAAGCACATTAACCTTGTCAGGAATTTCTACTTCCTCATAAGTCCCATCTTCATGATTCAAATATTCGCCATAGTCTTCAGCCCTTGCCTGTATTTCTTCAAAGTTGAATCTTTCAACTTTTTCTTCCCAACACTCCCCAAGAGCCGTATTGACAAATACTTTCATAAGCTGTTCATCGCCTTTTGCCGCTCTAAATTTACGAATCATACTAGCCCATTTGGTAAACGGACTATATAACTCCGATACATGAAATCCTCTTGAAATATGCGGATCTACATCAGGATTTGTACTTCTCCATTCACCTTTAAGAAGGTTTCTTTTCCACTCATACTCTGTCGAAGTTTCCATACATTTTTCGCATTTATGTGACACATCTTCAAAAACGATATTTCCCCATTTCAAAGTTTGCATCTCTCCACATTTTGGGCAAGGAATATAATACTCGTCTTTTGAGCTATTCTCGTATTCAAGTTCTATCCTGCTCCCACCTTTGATAGTTGGTGTGCTTGTCAAAACTATTTTACTGTTTGGCCAAGTTTTTACCCTTTCAATCGCCAAATTCAATGGGTCTCCATCTTTTTTAGCACTTCGAGGAAAACGGTCAATTTCATCTGCCAATAAAACTCTAATCGGTCTACTTGCTAATTCTGAAGCTGAATTACTCCCAGTTAAAACAATATATCCGCCTGAAAATTCTTTTTGTCTTTTTGTATCCCTGGCATCAGTACTTTCGATAACTTTGCTTCTAAGTTGTGGTGTCGATTGAATCATGTCATTAAGCCTTGTTGTTGAAAAATCAGCCGCCATATCTTTCGTGGGCATTAAAAACATAATCGGAGAAGGTTCGTAGTCCATAAAATATCCAACTGTATTCATAAGAATTTCTGTTTTTGATAACTGAGCCCCATACATCATCACAACTTTTTCTGTATTTTTATCAGAAATTGCCCTCATTACTTCTCTTTGAAATGGCACTCTGTCAGTTTTCCATTTCCCTGGAATTGCCGAACTTTTAGTTGATAAAACTCTATACATGTCCGCCCAAGTATCAATGGTTAATTTTGGAGGTGGTTTTAAAACTAAAGCAATTTTTTTGAATAATTTAACTGTTCTTTTTAGGTCTTCCTCTAGTTCTCTTTTCACTTTCAACTTTCACTTCCATATCTTCCTCATTTTCTATAAAAATTTTATTATTTTTAAACATATCGGGATCATATTCACTAAGTTCTTCTAAAACCTCAAATATTTCATCTTGGATGACATCTTGAATTTCACCAAGATTATCTGCTGCAATTACTGCTGGCGCTACTTTACTAGATATAGAAAGCAATTTCCCTTTTATGTTCATGAGCATATCAGTCATCACTTTTTCAACAATAGATGCTAAATGTAATTGATTTTTAGTTTCCTTGATTTTTAAGTCTTTTAGTTCAACGTCTTTTTTTATTCGTTTTATCTCTTCCTTAATTTTCTCATCTTTCAAATTCAAATCCACATCATTTTTAGTTTCAATATACTCAATATATCCAAGTACATTTTCCCAAAACAGATACTTGCCTTTTTCCGTTTTTTTTATTATTCCTTCGCTAGCTAAATTGCGGAGGTGCCTATCTGTTATACCTAGCAATTTTGCTAACTCGTTTGCCTTTATTATCTGATTCTCTTTTACTAACATAACACCTCCATTTCGGAACGGAACTAAAACTTAAAAAAGTCATCATACATATTTTTTCTGGGACTTCGAACCCGTTCGCTCTTTTTTGACTTCTCAGAAGTACCTTTTTAATCAAAATCTTATTTTTTCTTTGTTTTCACTTTAACGATTGTTTGGTGTATTTGCTATTTTGAGTATTTATTTTCTATTTCTACTAGTTTATCTCTCAATCCCTTGTCTTCTTCTCTCTGTTTCTTCATCCCTACTCTACATCTATCAAGATACTTGTCATATATCATTATCTTTAATCCATCTATTTCATTATCAATATCTTTACTTATATCTTGTAATTTATTTAATAACTCTAAACTTCTTTTTATTCTTTCATTTAGATATTTCTT